TGCGGGATTGGATGCAGATAATGTTACAACAGGCGTACCTGATATGGTCGTACCGTTTTGCGTCGTTATGGTGCCTTGTAAATCTAAAATGGTGCTTGTTGCAATGGTATAGACATATCCGTGGCTCTCATTCTTAAAAAAGACTTGAGATTGGTCTACTGAGTAGATGAAATCATACTCATCTGAACCATCGACAGGGGTAGCATTAGCCACTCCATTGTCATAGAAGGTAGTTCCAATAATAGTAAGTAAGTGAGTACCAGCGGCAAAGATACCAAGTCCTTCTCCTGCAGTTAGAGTCTGATAGGTTTTGAGTCCTGGGCGTTTAACGGCTGCAATAGACTCTTTTTTCTCTACTTCAATAATCGCATTGCCTAGCTTTGAATCCTTGTTTAAGGTTCCATCACGACTACCAATGTTATGAGCAAGAGGTATACGGCTAATTGCCATAATTAACCCCTAAATCTATAATCAGGTTGGAAAGAAGTAGAGGCCTCTTCTTGGCTCCAATCAGTCATTACTTCTTCATACTTAGCGGCACGTTGAGCTAGTTCAGCACGTACTTGTGCAGGAACACCATACTCAAGGGCTAACTGGTCAGCCAAGCCAAACTTTAATGTATTGAACCATTCAGATGGAAACTGAGGGATTGAAGTAGGCGTTAGGATGTCTGAGATAGGTTGCTGTACTTGTAGGTGGATAGTCCATCCTGCAGCATTTGGGTTATTAAATACATACAATACGCCATTACCTAACTGTGGGTCGTAATAGACCTGATTAGGAGTGCCTGAAGAGGGTTTATAGCCCTGTTGCATATACTCTTGACGTGAGATGACCTGAAGGGTTGTATCGTTCCCCTGAGGGCTTCTAATGAACGCCATAACGACTCTTAAAGGACGGTCACAGACTACATCCCCTGTTGGGCCTAATGTGTAGGTATATTGACCTGCAACCATAGGTACTGGGAGGTCTTCTACTAACCATAAGGGCATACCCTTAGTTTGTAGTTGTTTAATGTACAGGTTTAGGGCTTCTGAGCAGTTCTGATAGTCCTGTGGGGTTGGGCTATCTCCAGCACCAATTACTCCCAATACACGGAGTGCCCCATTAATAACTGCGTCCCTAGATTGTGAGTAAGTGGTTGTCATATTATTCCGATTTTGGTTCTTCAGTAATCAACGCAGCCTGTTGTTGTAGCTTTGCATAGATTTGGGAAGCTCCTGTTTCAATAGGTAAACGACCAATAGTTGCAATAATAAACGCTGCTTCGTTATCTTCTAATGTAAATGTTTTCATAATAAAGTTAATGTTCCTGTTAAAACTTCAACTGTATAAGTTATTGTGTAATTAGATGCAACAGTATCATTATTAGTAATGGTTAATTTATTAGTCCCAGCTACAGGAGAGTTTGTAGTTTCTGATAATGTAAATGGGGAAGCACCACCAGCGTATGTATCTGTAACTGGTGTGCTAATAGCAGTCCCAGCAGAGTTACCATCACCTATTACTGTTGCAAAATACTTTTTAATAGTTAGTTTACCAGTAGAAGCTGAAGCTATAGTTAAAGAAATAGAAGCATAATTACCATAAGAACCAACACTTATTATATCTACAGAAGCACTTGCAGCTATTCCTGTTTTAGTAATAGTGCCGCTACTTAAAGTAGTAAACACACCTGTACTTGGGGTTATATTACCTATTGGTGTTCCGTTTAAATTATTGACATCTATTTTTTCGGCTGAAGTTGCTTGGGTTATAAAAGAAGAACCAGAAAATGTAGTATCAGCCGTATTGTTAGAAATTAAACCTCTACCAAGCGCATTTGAATAATTTGCAATCGTAATTAATGCGGTTGCAGCAGCAGAAATAAAATTACATCCATTAATTACGCCACCACGAACAATTCCGTTACCGCCGCCAAAAATAATTGTTGTGCCAGTATCGCCCTCAAAATAACAACCACTAATTACAGGGGATGTTGTTACAGTAGAACCAGCCCCATTATTGGGGGAAAATATCAGACTTGTTGCATTTAAAGTAAAATTTACGCCGTAAAAACAAGGAGAAAGACCGCCAATGTATTGAATACCTACAGATACATGGTTTCCAACCTGTCCACCATAGCTATTAAAGCTATTAAGTTGCCCTCCGCCAGTTAAAGCGTATCCTGTAGCGTTAGTAACAATACCATATTGATTTTGTTGAATCCAAACATTAAACCTATTTACCAAATCGCAGTTGTGGTAACTTTCGGCTGCGTACCACCCAATAGCATAAGTATTTCTTAGTGTAATGCCTTGTACGCCGTAAAAAGACAAAGCAATACTATTAGTATTTACAGAAGCACCAGGGCCTTGAAACATTAAGTTTTCTACAATAACATTTCCAGTTCTGTTTCCTGCCCCATCAACTTCAGGATTAGGGCCTTGCCATAAAAAAGGATTTACATTGCTTGCAGTTACTTTAATTATTGAAGCTCTACCATCACCATATAATTTTGTTGGCAACGCAACGGTGGGCGCTGTGTTTCCCATCGTAATAGTTGATGATATCAAGTAAGTACCTTTTGGAAAGTAAAGGCTAAATCCTGAACCAGTTGCATACCCAGCCGTTATAGCTGCTTGAATGGAAGCAGTATCGTCTGTAGTGCCGTCACCAACCGCACCAAAATCTTTAACAGAAAAAATTTCCTCTAATTTTATGTTAATTGGTCTATTAGATGCGCCTGTTGCGCCTTGGTCATATTTTGGTATTAATGTAGTCATTTTTTTTCCTATGCGGCTGTTGTTGGTGGCGCTATTGGTGATATAAGCAAGGTATATGCTTCTAGCGCTAATGCTTGCACATCATCGCCTTCATTTGCAGCAATTTGAAATGTTGTAAGAATTTTTCCTGTTATATCTAATGCTTGTATATCATACAAAGGGGAAGCCGTAGATGAAATTTGGGTAATGTTAAAAGTAGTCATTTTATGAGTTAGTTCTTGTTCTAATTGTGCTTACAAAAATTGATTGGCTTGTTGCGTATCCATTTGTAATTCGATACTTACCAGTTCCAACATTATAAAAAAATCCAATTTGACTTGTGAGTGGGGAAGAACTTGAAACATATATTGTTGCGTTCCCTGCAAATAAAGCAGTTACACCAGCATAGCAAATAAAAAACCCTGCTTGACCAGTTGAATTACTATGTAACAAAACCATTCCTGAACCTGAAGCTATATCATAAGTAGCTCCAGCCGCTAAAGTAATATAACTTCCAGCGCCTGTTGAGGGGGCAAAATCTATCCCCCATTGTGAGCTAGGAACGGCGTTAGGTATTATTGAACCAGTTACACTTAAATTAGTTGCTCCTGGGTCTGTAGTGTTACCAATTGAAACACCGCCAGTAGCCCCAATAGCTAAAGCGGTACTCCAACTAATTGCACCGCCAGCACTACCTGAACTAGCATACAAAAATGCGTAATTAGCAGCCCCACTAGGCATTTGAAGTTGTTGAGCAGTTCCAGCAACTTTATATTTCCAACCACTATTATAATAAAAATTATTTCCTATTCCTACACTTGGGTCTGAAAAAGACACCGCCATTCCTGAAGAACCAAATTCAACACCACCAGTAATTGTATTTTGTGAACTTAATGTTGTACCAATAGATAATGTAGTTGCATTTGTTTGAAAATTAGAACTATTACTAAAAGCGCTTGTTCCATTTCCATAAGGAATATAACCAGAAGTAAGAGTAGTTAACCCTGTTCCACCATAAGGAACAGTAACAGTTGCACCATTCCAAGTAGCTGTTGTAATTACGCCAGTTGACGATAATTGCATCAACTTAGTATTAGCTATACCAGCGTTATACCATTGGAAACCATCTCCAGCAAAAGCACTAAAACGACCAAATCCAGTTGCATAGTCCATTACTAGACCATCGCTAGGAGCAGTGGCAGTAAATGTACCTGTAGTTGCTAGACCAGCAGAAGAAGTTAATTGACCGCTAATAGCTTGGTCAGCATTAAATGTATTTGTCTCATCTAACTTTGGAAAGTCATTCAAACTTGCACGAACCAAACGAAGAGATACTACCGCACCTGCAGCAAAAGCTGTGGCAGATGTTCCATCTTGCGCTCTAGTAATGGCAAAGGTAGTTCCTGATACGGAGGTGACTTTAACAATCTCGATAGTTGTTTGAGTGGCAGCATCAGCTAATGTGCAATAAAAATATTGAACTCCAGTAGGAGAAGGAAAGCCTGTCGCAGATGTAACCGACATTGAGGTTGCACCACTGGTAAGACTACTAGCTAAAGTAGTATTACAGTTGTTGGCGAAAAGCATATTAGCCATATATATTTTCTACAAAAACAAATTCAACTATATCTCCAACATTTAATCCAGAATTAAATGTAACTACTGATGTAGATGTTTCTGCATAATTTAGATTTTTAATTTGTTTACTTCCGTTAACATAAACAGATAAAGAATTTACTCCAACTATGTAAGAAAAAGAACTAATAGTAAATATTGTTTGTCCTTGCGTTGCCGTTTGATATTCTTCAAAAATGGTTACTGTATCTTTACTTGAAACAATATAATTTAAACCAGCAGCAGTAATACGCAACTGTACGTTATCACCCATGTTCCAATACAAGGGTGATGTACCTTCTTGTCCACGCTCAATAGTGAAAATATCACCGCTACGAGCAGTACATTTAACAATCTCAATGATTGGGCCACTCAGACTGATTAAGCTAACGTAGAAGTAGTCTCCACCAGTTGGATTTGGGAATAGGTTTCCAGCATTAGCAGAT